CTTGATGCTCAAGAAGTCATCCTTGGCCGCCACCTCTGCCACCGGGATAAGCTTCACTCCATCCTTGCTACCGCCCGGCGTGTAGAGCAGCAGGTTACGAAAGTTGCCGGGGCCCTTGCTCTGGCGCAGCGCCTCCTTGAGCTTGGCGATGTCCCCCTCGTTCTGCACCGCGTCGGTGATGTGCATGATGAAGCCGGCATGGCTGCCGTTCTCATAGTAGCGGCGGCGAAACAGGGTGGCCGACTCGTTCAGCAACGTCGAATTCAAACCGCCCACATAGTCGGGGATTCCGTAAATCTCCTGGTTGATGTCGCTCTCCATCACATGGCCCACCCGACCGGCGGGCAGCTCCTGCTCCTGCCCAGGCTGGGCAATCCACCAATAGGTGGCCATATCCAGCCCACGCCGGGTGTACTTAGCGCGCAGATGGTCATAGCGCAGCACCCCGCCGATCCGGTTCTGCACCGCCTGCAGATACCCGTTGCCAAAAATCAGATAGTCCAGCGCCAGCCCGGTGAAGCCCGCCAGACTCAGTCTCGGATGAGGGATGAAGCAGGAGCGCAAGATGTTGCGCTTAACCTGAATGGCAGAGGCATGATGCACACCGGCCCGATAGACCCTCGACAGCCCATTGAGGGACAGCGGCGGCTCATACCAGCGGCCGTTGTGCATCGCTTCCAGGTAGTCAAAAACCTCACGCTGCGATAAAACGGGCACCGGCTCGCCAAAGCTGAACGCCTCGATGGCCTCACCAGCAGGTTGTCGGGTCGCCGTCACCGGCTGGGTCGTGCGCGGGTTGCGACGCTTTCTCATGCGAAAATCTCCATCATGCTGGTATTGGTACCGTTGGCGCCTGCCAGCGGCTCATGTAATAGGGCATGCATCGTTGCCCAGGCAATGTCTGCGTGGCTTGTCTCATCAGATCGACTAGCCTCAAACGTCGGCATCTTGCCGGCGGTCATGCCCCGGCGGATGCTCATAAACGCCTGTGCCAAGTCAGTCCAACCACTGTCGAACTCCAGTCGCCCCTTGTTCATCACGTCCTGCGCCTTCATCACCATCTGCATCTTCACGCTGGGGTTGTACTGGATAGAGGTCACCGCTGGGTAAAACTGCTTCACCAACTGATAAACCCCCTCCCCGATCCCGGTGGTGTCGATGCCGATGTAGGCCACGTTGTAGCGATCGCAGATAGCCCGGATGGATTTGGCCTGGGCATCGAAGTCCATCCCCTGCCAGCGGTGGCGCTCCAACATCCGGAACTTGCCGCCGGGAACCAGTGGCGGAGCCAGCACGACGCAGCCAGCGCTGTCACTGCCGACAGCGCCTTTAGCCGGGTCATAACCGATCCACACTGCCCGGCTGCCGAGCGGGCGCAGCGCAAAGGGTTTGTAGTCATCCCACTGCTCCCAGCTGTCGACCATACAGCGCTGCAGGGTAGCGAGCGGGAACACGCTGTCAGTGTCATCGGCAAACTGGCACATCAGCAGCTGGTTATAGTTATCGGGGGAATAACGCCGCCGCAGCCGTTCCAGGTCAAAGAGGTCGCAGCCGCCCCGCACCGCATCCTCAATGGTGACGATCTGCCGCCACTGGCCATCGCCGCAGAGGCGGCCGCCATGTAACGCGGTATGGTCTACGTCGAACTTAATGTGTTCGTTCTTCGGCCGTCCCTTGTTAAACATCGCCCCTGACCAGAACGGATAGGCATCATGTGACAGGCTTGACGGGGTCGAGAAATAGGTCAGTCGCCAAAACTTCTGCATCGCCATGCCGCTGGAAACTTTGTAGAGCTCCTGAAACTTGGGTATCCAGAAATACTCATCAATGTAGAGGTTGCCGTGATAGCTCTGGGCGGTACGGGAGTTGGTGCCGAGGAAGTAGAGGATGGCGCCATTGCCGAGCGTAATGGGATCTCCCTTGAGCTCAACCCCGACCTCCAGCGCGAACGCCAGAATGTATTGCTTGAACTGATGGGCCTGGGCCTTACTGGCCGACAAGAAAACCTGATTGCGCCCAGTGGTGAGCGCGTCGATCAGCGCCTCACGGGCAAAATAGAAAGTGGCCCCGATCTGCCGACTCTTGAGTAAATTTCGCTCAATGAACTGCTGACCAGCCTGATACCAAACCTTCTGATAGCCAAACATCTTGCTGTGAAATAGCTCAACCAGCTTCTCCTGCTGGGCTTCATCGAAACTGTTACGAACCGGTGCCTTCTTCGGTCCCTTGTTGCGGTTCGCTACCTTGGGGTTGAGGTCGGTTTCATTGCCACCATTGCTGTACTTGTTGACCCGGGCGATCCGCTCCAACTGGCGGCCCAGCAGGTCAATCTCCTTGAAGTCGCCGCCGCTCTTCACCTCCTTGGCGATCAACTGGCACATCCGCGCCTCAATAGCGAAGTCGACCCGGTCAATGGGTTTGATGTCATTCCAGCCGTCGCGCTTCTTCCAGGTCGAGACTGTCCCCTCCGGCGTCTGCAGCAATTCAGCAATGGCGCGGAGCGGATAGCCCTGAAAGAACAGGTGCATGGCCTGCCGTCTGGGTTCGATATGGGGGAAAAGTAAGGGTGCTGTAGTCATGGCGCCAGTCTACCGACCAAGACAAGCACCCTGACGCCCGCGCCAGTGTATCCACCGTGGATACACTGGCCGCCGATTGCACGATCCCGCCCGTCCCCCAGACCATAACCGCGACATCACCACCCAATCACCAAAGGGATCCCAGCTCATGGCTAAGTCCAAATTTTTCCGTGTTGCCGTCGAAGGGGGCACGACCGATGGCCGCACCATCACCCGCGAATGGATTGAACAGATGGCCAAGCGCTACAACCAGTCCACCTATGGCGCCCGGGTCAATATGGAACACATCCGGGGCTTCGACCCCAAAGGCCAGTTCAAGATGTACGGCGACATCACCGCAGCCAAGACCGAAGAGGTCGACATGGAAGGTGAAAAGCGCCTGGCCCTGTTCGTGCAAATCGACCCGACCCCTGAACTGGTCGAGCTGAACAAGGCTCGTCAGAAGGTGTTCACCTCTGTCGAAATCCACCCCAACCTGAACGAGAAAGGCGCCTACCTGATGGGGCTGGCAGTCACCGACAGCCCGGCCAGCCTCGGTACCGAAATGCTGCAGTTCTGCAGCAAGGCCTCGACCAACCCACTGGCCGAACGCAAGCAGTACAAGGAATGCCTGTTCACCGAAGCGCTGGAAACCGTCATCGAATTCGAAGACGAAAGCGACAGAGGCCCCAGCCTGGCCGAGCGCATCACAGCCATGTTCAGCAGCCACAAAAAGCAATCCACCGCGGATTTCGGTGATGTACATCAGGCCGTCGAAACCGTGGCCAAAGAAGTGACCACCCTCGACGCAGACCTGCAGAAGAAGTTCACCGCACAGGCCTCCACCATCTCCGAACTGACCAACCAGCAGGAAGCCACCGCCAAAGCACTGGCTGACCTCACCGCCAAGCTGGAAGGCCAGGAAGATTTAAGCCACAAGCGCCAGCCCGCCACCGGTGGCGATGGCACCACCACCATATCCACCGACTGCTAAGGAGCATCCTCAATGCGCAACGAAACCCGCGTGAAGTTCAACGAGTTCACCGGCCAGGTGGCCAAACTCAACGCCATCACCAGCGCCATGGTGCAGTTCAATGTGGAGCCGAGCGTCCAGCAGACCCTGGAAACCAAGATGCAGGAATCGGTCGAATTCCTGAAAATGATCCAGATCATCCCTGTCAAAGAGATTAAGGGGGAGAAAGTAGGCATCGACATCGCCGGCACCATTGCAGGCCGCACCGATACCAGCACCAACGTTCGTGAACCAAGCGACCCCAGCACGCTCTATTCCAATGAATACGAGTGTGCCAAGACCAACTACGACACCAGCCTCCCTTACAACAAGCTGGATATCTGGGCCAAGTTCCCCGACTTCCAGACCCGCATCCGCGATGCCATCCTCAAGCGGCAGGGGCTCGACCGTATCATGATTGGCTGGAATGGCGTCGCCGTGGAGAAGAACACCAACCGTCAGACCAACCCGCTGCTGCAAGACGTGAACAAGGGCTGGCTGTATCACATCCGTGAAGAAGCCCCGGCAAAAGTGATGGATGAAGGCGAACCAGGCTCCGGCAAGATCTATGTCTATCAGCCGAAGAACGACTCAGACACCAAGGAAGGCGACTACCACAACCTCGATGCGCTGGTATTCGATGCCGTTAACGAGGCTATCGCCCCTTGGTATCAGGACGACACCGATCTGGTGGTCATCTGCGGCCGCAAGCTGCTGGCCGACAAATACTTCCCCATCATCAACAACGCCGACAACAACCAGGAAAAGCTGGCCGGTCAGGTGCTGGTGAGCCAGAAGCAGATTGGCAACCTGCCTGCAGTACGCGTCCCGTTCTTCCCCGACAGCGCCATTCTCATCACCAAGCTGAAAAACCTCTCCATCTACCCGCAGGAAGGTGCCCGCCGCCGCCATATCGCGGAAGAACCCCATCGTGACCGCGTCGTGAACTACGAAAGCTCCAACGATGCCTACGTGGTAGAGGATTACGACTGCGTCGCCCTGATCGAAAACATTGTCATGGGGCCGAAACCGGCCACTGGCGGTTAAGGGGGCGACATGACATCACCTGCCCGTCGCAACCGCGAACGCAAGCTGGCCGCCCTGCAAGGGGCGGCCAATCCTCAGTTCGACCAACAACGCGCCAACGCCTACGAGCTGCAGTTGATGCAGCTGGCCGAGCACCGCCGCACCCTCAAGGGCATCCAGAGCATCGAGCGCAAGATCGAGGCCAAGCGCCCCATGCTGGCCGTCTACAAACCCTGGATTGATGGCCTGCTGGCCGCCGACCGGGGCGGGCAAGATGACGTCCTGGTGACCGTCATGCTCTGGCACCTCGACACCGGTGATCTCGAAGGGGCATTCCCCATGGCCGACTACGTGATCCGCCACGGCCTGAGTACCCCGGACCGCTACGAGCGTACCGCCGCCACCATGATCGCCGAAGAGGTGGCAGACACCGCCATCAAGCAGCAAGAGGCAGGCAACGGCCCCAGCTGCGGGCTGCTCTATGCCTACCTCGGCCTGCTTGAACCCTGCGACATCTTCGACCAGGTGCGCGCCAAGCTGCACAAGGCCGTGGGCCGCGCCGCACTGGCCGACGGGCTCAAGCCGCAAGCCGCAGAGCACTACCGCCGCGCCATCGAACTGCACGACAAGGTCGGCATCAAGAAAGAGCTCGAAGTCCTCGAGCGCGAACTGAAAAAAGAACAGCAGCCCGACGCCCAAGGCGGCGGCAGCTAACCGAGCGAACCCCGCACCCTGGGCGGCTCGGGCCTGACGAATGCCAGCGGCATACCAGACGGCCCGACCACCGCCCAACCTGCGGATAAACAAACACAGGAGCACCATGAGCACCGGATTCATTGCCACAGCACCGACCGCGCCAGATGAAGGGGAGATAGCCAACAGCCCCTTCTGGCCCGCGATCTCGCTGCCTGACCTGCGCGAAACCGTCCGGCTTGATGGCACCGTCACCACCGCCCGCCTCACCCATGCCGTGGTCGACGCCATCACCAGCGTCAACCGGGATCTGGCGGATTGGCGCATCGCCCGTCAGGCAGAGGGCCACACCACCCTGGCCGCCGTTCCGAGCGACGTCATCAACAACGAATCGGTGCACCTGCACAGCTACCGGCGCGCCGTCTATGCCATGACCCGCGCCAACCTGCTCGAGCGCTACACCGACTACAGCGCCACCGGTGACGGCGTCAAAGGGGCCGATGCCAAAATCGTGAGCTCTGACGACCTCTACCGCGATGCCCGCTTTGCCATTCGCGACATCCTCGGCACCACCCACAACACAGTGGAGCTGATCTGATGCAACTGCGCAGCCAACAGGGCGACACCCTCGATCTCATCCTGTTCCGGCATTACGGCTACACCGCAGGCATCACCGAGCAAGTGCTCAACCTCAACCCCGGTTTGGCCACGCTCGGCCCCATCATCCCGACCGGAACCCTCATCAACATGCCAGCGGCCCCCACCCAGGCCGAGCAGCCGCTGATCCAGCTATGGGACTGACCATGAGCCGCCTCGACGACGAACTCGAACGACTGGCCGACATCAGCGATCAGCAAATCGCTGCTCGCATCCACGCCGCCCGCATCAGCGGCACCGGCCCCCACTACTGCATCGATTGCGAAAACCCCATCCCGCAGGCGCGCCGTGAAGCGATCCGGGGCTGCGAACGCTGTGCCGAGTGCCAGACCATCACCGAATTCCAAACCGCTCGCCACTACGGCGGCAAACGATAACAACAGGAGAGCACGATGCCAGAACCGATTTCATCCAGTGCAGCAACCAGCACCCTCACCGGTCTGGCACTGCTGTCCCTCTTTCCGGGCGTTGACCCCGGCGTCCTGCTCGGTGCATTCGCCGGGGCGCTGGTGTTCATCGCCACCACCGCCGAGCTCGGCAACCTGCGCAAGGCGGGCCTGTTCGTTGCCGCCTTCGTGGCGGGCGCGCTGGCGGCTCCGCTGGTTGCCGCCATGCTGGCCAGCGTGCTGCCGCTCAGTGTCGAAGTACCCAGGGCCGTCGGTGCAATGCTGGCCTCGGCGCTGGCCGTCCACCTGTTGCAGTGGATCCTCCGCAAAACGCCGGAAGACCTGCTCAGACTTCGCAAAGGTGGCTGATATGCACCAACAGGAAAGTAAAGCCTTCTCCAAGGTCTTGTGGATTGTGGGGCTACTGAAAGTTGTTGAGAAATCAGCATGGCAATGGGCTGCGGTCTGCTTGTTGTTGATGTTGGTTGAGTTTTTGAGAGGCACACCATTTAACCCGCTGAACGCCTTCGGAACGTCGGTCGTTTGTGCATTAGCTTGCGCATTCGTTATTGAACTGACGCGAGTGGTAATCCTGTTCATCAAATGGGCTCGGCGTAAGCGCCAAGCCTGCAAAGGGGGCTGACATGTTGACCATCCTCTACGCCATGATCTGCGCAGCCATCGCCCTGCGCTTGGCTACCTTCAACCGCAACGGGGGCGACTACCGCCCCCTGCCTGCCTTGCTGGCATGGGTCATCACAGTGGCCGCTGGCTCCGTGCCACTGCGCGCCATGCTGGGTGTCTTGCCATCACCAGATCCCGCCGCCGTCCTGCTGGCCGCCGTGGTACTGACCGCCCTGCTCGGGTCAAGGGGGTCAGTCATGCGCCTGATGCCGCGCCGCCGCCAGCAGCCAACCACCGCCCGCCACCTGAACGGGAGATTTCAGCCATGAGCCTCAAAAAAGGGGATACAGGCACCGCCGTGGCCGATCTGCAGCGCCGTCTCACCAAGGCCGGTTATCCGGTGGATCCTGATGGCTGGTTTGGCGATGCGACCGAGCAGGCCCTGCTCGCCTTCCAGCGGGATTACATGATCGCCGCCATCGGTCAGGCGGGCCCGCGCACCATGGCCGCCTTGCTCGGCGGCGAGCGCGGCAACCAGCTGACCATCCACCACATGCAGAGCGGGGCCGATCTGCTGGGCCTGCCGCTCGCCACCATGGCCACCGTTGCCCAGGTCGAAAGTATCGGTGAAGGCTTTACCAACGCCATGCGCCCCGTGGTGCTGTTCGAGCGGCATGTGTTCTACAAGCAGCTCACCAAGCACCTGGGCAAAGCCACCGCCAACCAGCTGGCCGCCAGTTACCCCAATCTGGCCAACCCCAAGCGCGGCGGCTATGCAGGCGGCGCGGCCGAGTGGGAACGGCTGCAACTGGCCATCAGCCTGCATAAGGATGCCGCCATCGAATCGGCCAGCTGGGGCATGTTCCAGATCATGGGCTACCACTGGCAGGCGCTGGGCTTTACCTCGGCCAGCGACTGGCTGGCAGCCATGCAGCGCAGCGAGGTCGAACACCTCACCGCCCTGTGCCGCTTCATCCAGCAAGACGCTGCCATGCACAAGGCCCTGCAGGGCCGCAAGTGGGCCGACTTTGCCCGCCGCTACAACGGCCCCGCCTACAAAGACAACGACTACGACACCAAGCTGGCCAAGGCATACAACCACTTTGCCAAGGTTTACCCGGTGAAGGCGGTGGCAGATGTTGCTTAACCTCCTGCGATCTCCCCTCACCTGGTTGCTGCTGGCCTTGGCCATCGCCTTGGGTGGCTGGGGCTGGTCTGCCACCTCGGCGGCGACCGCCAAGGGTAAGGTCAACACCCTGCAAAGTGACCTCAAGGCCGCCAACGACAAGGCCAAAGAGGCAGAGCGGCGGGAAAAACTCAAAGACACCACCATCACCACCCTCACCGGTGAACTGACCGCCCAGGCAGAAGCCGCCGCCCAACTGCAAAACCAGCTCGGTGAACTGTCGATGACCGCTGCCACCCGCGCCGACACCATCAAGAGGCTCAAACGTGAAAATGCTGAACTTAGGTCTTGGGCTGATAGCCCTCTGCCTGATCCTGTTATCAGGCTGCTCCAGCGCCCCGCCATTACCGGCGCCGCAGATTATCAGGCTCACCTGTCAGGGCCTGACCCCCTGCCAACTGCCACCGGCCAGCCCGGCCAATAACGGCGACCTGCTCGACCAGTTGACCCAGACCGAGGCCGCCTGGGCCAGCTGCGCCGCCAAGGTCGACAGCCTCATCACCTGCCAGCAACGGCAGCAACAACAAGGGAGCGGGAATGGAAAAGCCAAAACAGATCCGTGAAGTGCTGACCAACTGCGTGCCGCACCTCAAGACCAACCCGGACAAACTTCACATCTTCATCAATCCGGGTAACGTTGAAAGCACCGGTGCCCGCTCGCTCTCGTTCGAGTGGCAATACCCGCTCTCTATCGGGATTGAAGATTTCGCCGGCCATCCGGATCAGATCATGGTGCCGCTGCTGGCCTGGCTACGCCAACACCAGCCCGAGCTGATGACCAACGACGAACGGCGCAAGGATGGCATCACCTTCGAGGCCGAATACCTCGCCAACGACCTGATGGACCTCATCATCACCGTCAAGCTGACCGAGCGGGTCAGGGTCTGGCAGAACGAACAGGGGATAGGCTGGGAGCACCTGCCAGAACCGCCGGAAGACCCCTACGACGGCATCACTTGGGAACTCTTCATCAACGGGGAACATCAACCATGGCCACCGACGACCTGAGCCGCCTGACCAGCTGGGCCGATGGCCTGCTGACCAGCATGAAGCCAGCAGCACGACGCCAGTTGGCTGGCGAAATGGCCCGCACCTTGCGCGCCAGCCAGACCCAGCGGATCCGCGCCAACCTCCAGCCCGATGGCAACCCCATGGCCCCGCGCAAACCACTCAAGAAGCTGGCGAAAAAACGCGGCGCCACCCGCCGCAAGATGTTTCAGCATCTGGTCAGCCCCCGCTGGCTCAAGGCAACCAGCACCGAACATCAGGCTATGGTCGAGTTTGTCGGCACCGCCAACCGGCTCGCCACCATTCACCAATACGGCCTCAAAGACCGCATCAAGGGCCGCGAGATCCGCTATCCAGCTCGGGAGCTGCTGGGCATCACCAATCAGGAGGTGGAGCAGTTGGAGGGGCTGTTGTTGATCCACATCGCAATATGAATCTCGAGGAAATCAAAGACCATACCCAAACAATCAAGGGATAGCATTCAAGAATAAAAATCATTAGGATGCATTCAGAACCCTAAGAGAATAGTTAAAAACTGGGTATTTCGTGATTCACATACAATATGGCGAATATTGAAAAAATGAAAACTGCAGAAGAACTAACCGAGCTACGAGAAAGAATAAAGTCATTCAGAAATAAGAGAACACCTAGTTTCCATCCTGTAAAGCCATTCAATGTAAAAGGAATTGTTAAGGGTGTGGTTTTCTTTTTACCACTAATATACGTTGTAATCTATATAATTGGATTTATGAAATATGTAGGTTTTATGGACATATATAAGCTTGACTCTGTCGAGTTTCCGATACCTGTTGACACTGCTATATTCTGGGGTGTATTAGCACTTGTCCCAGGGCTGAAATATTGGCTTTGGCTACAAATATTATTGACTGCATATTTGATTTTACTTGTTTTGACGTTGTTCGCCAATAAACCAAGGCTGCGTGCCGTTAACTGGCTAACGAAAGCAGTATCTAAAATACCCAGACCTAAAAAACCCTCTAATGGAGAACTAGCAACAATTAAAGGTATAGTTTCTCAAGTAGACTCTGCCTTAATTTATATCATTCAATCATTTTTATGCTTTTTTATTATGTTTGCCCCAATATTAATTGGCTATTTATCTATGCAGCAAGGGAATGAAGAGGCTAGTCAACATCAGCAAGAATTTCTATCTTCAACAACGCATAATATCTATGAATCCCCACAGCTACTGAATCCCCCATACATGCGTGTAGTCTGTAACACAACACATTGCGCATTCTGGAACAAAGACGGCACCATATTGCTACGACATGACCAAGTACAAAAGATCCATTTTGCACCTGAAGAAAATGAGAAGAAGAAATGACCTAACATGAAACGCTCAAGAGGCCAGTTGGCATGAGTGCCATCCTTAACTTGCCATTCTGTGTGTACTTCTTCAAAAAACAGACGTCCCCTGCCCTGACGGAAATCGCTACCCTGCTGCTGGTGTTGTGTGCGGTCGGGCGGGTTTGTGTCGATTGGTGGTTGATTGGTTGCGGTTGGTTGCGCGATACTGCGCAGGCAACGGCAAAATCCGTTGCCGGGATTGGCGTCCCGACTTGAACTAAAGCGCACAACACGCGCCCGCGTGTTTTTTTGTGCGACCCAGCAGTACCCGCAATTTCAGTTATGGCGGGCTGGGCAGGGGCCCTTCGGGGCGCCGGTTTCCTTTGGTTCGCCGGTACGCCAACCTTGTCCAGTTCGTCACCAGAGATTGGCGTCGATGGTGGCGATTAACCAGAACCGGAGAATCACATCATGGACAACATCACCAGCCTTACCCCTGCCGAGATTATCAGCCTGCAACAAGGCCAACTTGTCACCACGTCCCTGAAAGTGGCAGAGCTCTTTGGCAAGCGTCATGACGACGTGTTGAAGAAGATCCGTAACCTCGAATGCAGCTCAGATTTTCGTCTCCGCAATTTTTCGGAGACGTTCCAAACCGTCATCATGCCTAAAAGTGCATCGAAGCAAACGCCGGTATGGGAGATGACCAAAGACGGCTTTATCTTTGTAGTGATGGGCTTCACCGGCGCCAAGGCCGCGGCGACCAAAGAGGCCTATATCAACGCCTTTAACTGGATGGCAGAACAGCTCGCGGCCCAACGCCCGCAACCGGCGATCAACCTGACCGATGACGAACTCTGTACCCTGGCCTGGTGCTGGCGCGCCGCCGACCGGATGATGGAGGTCGCCCGCAGCATCTACCCCCTGCTCGAGGTCGCCGAACACCGCACCGCTGGCCGCTACTACCCCATCACCCACGAGTACCCCTACACCCTGAATCAGGCCCGCAAGATCCTGGCCGACCGTACCCGCCATATCCAACCCAATACCCACGGTGACAGCGACTGGCCCAAGCTGATCCCCCACCTGCGTCGAGAGCCCAAAGCGATAGGTTGGTAAAAAATAAAGGCCCGTAAGGGCCTTTATAAAAAACCTATTGAAGGTATGCTTGAATTTCTGATTTGAAAATAAAGGATAACAGCGAAGTTAATGACACTAAATAAGGGAGCATAATATCCAGTGACTCTGGACGTCTAAATAAAGCGCTACACTGAAATAAAAATTCAAACTTCAACAACCTGAAATAATGACTCACCTTCCATTCTGAATCAAACCTCCATAAATCAATATATTTATAAGTGATGTCCTCATCATAATATTCATACAGTCTCATTGAGCGTTTTAACACCCCTGTTGCCACGTATTCTGGCACCATTTTTTCACGATCGGCTCCTTCAATCATCAAGGCATATGAGAATTCTTTTTTATCACTTAGCAATCCACGAGGTAAATACTGATCACCATCAATGCTGTAGCCCAGAACCCTTGGGTCCCGCACCATTTCATTAGCCCACAAATAATATAACTTGACATGATATGGGCAAGCAACTGAGTAATATCTGATCGTAAGAGTCAACACACCCACAAAAAAAACAAGGCTGAAGCCAAATGTATTGGAGAAGTTTATTTTAAATATAAAAGTATTCACCTCAATTAATTTGGCTCCACTAACACTCATTACCAACAATAAGGTACTGACAATCACCAGCATTTTTCTTTTAGAATTAAATTCGTCATCTTCTTTTAATTCACTAAGAGACTTTTCAATTTTATCCATTTATGCATCTCTCATTAATTAATGTAATTGTCGCTATTTTGCCATAGAAACATAGCTACCCCCACCCCCAATCGGCCACTGTGAAACGCTATAACACACTGGGCTCCCCTCGCCTTCCCCGCCATTGCCCAAAACAATGGCCCCATGCAACCGACCCCAACTGAACTCCAGCGCCTGATCGACAACCTGATCCGCATCGGCACCGTGACCGACGTGCGATCCAAGGAATGTCGCGTCAAAACCGGCGACATCACCACCAACTGGCGGCCCTACACCACAGAAAGGGCCGGGGCTAACCGTACCCGTCACCGCCTGAGTGTCGGCGAACAGGTCATCTTGTTGTCAGTCAGTGGCGATCTGCGCAATGCGTACATCCTCGGCTCACTCAACGCCACCGCCGCAGACGAGCCACTGGCTGACGATGATAATCCCGACCTCGACCGCACCGAATACAGTGACGGCGCCATCATCGAATACAACCCGACCACCGGCGCTCTCAACGCCACCGGCATCAAGTCCGCCAATATCGCGGCCAGTGTCACCGTCAAGCTGATCACCCCCCTGGTGGAATGCACCCAGGCGCTCAAGGTCGGCACAACGATCGAAGCAGGCTCCACCATCACCGCCAGCGGCAAAATTACCGCCCCCACGGCCAGTATCGGCGGCATTGAAGTGACCACCCATAAGCACCGCAACGTGCAGCAAGGCAACGGCACATCAGGGGGGCCGGTATGAACTGGCTCGGCATGAACGCTGCCACCGGTCGCACCATCAGCGAGACCCACCACATCATCCAGTCGGTGCGTGACATCCTCATCACACCAGTGGGCTCTCGCGTCATGCGCCGCGACTACGGCAGCGAGCTGTTTTACCTCATCGACCAACCACAGACGCCGGCCACCCGCCTGCGCCTGATGGCCGCCACTGTGCAGGCCCTCATCAACTGGGAACCCCGCATCACCATCACCAACGTCGATGTGCAGAGCGGTGGCATGGATGGCTCACTCACCATTGAACTGACTTGGCAGCGCAAAGATGGCGGAGCTCCTGAATCTGCCAGCATCACCATACCCACAGGAGTCGCCCAGTGAGCACCATCACCCTCTCCCAACTGCCCCAACCAGACGTGATCGAAACCCTCGATTTCGAGACCATCCTCGCCGAGCGCAAAGCCTATTGCGTCAGCCTCTATCCGGCAGAGCAGCAAGCCGCCATCGCCGCCACGCTCGACCTCGAATCCGAGCCCATCACCAAGCTGCTGCAAGAAAATGCCTATCGGGAGCTGATCCTGCGCCAGCGCATCAACGAAGCCGCCGTGGCCAACATGCTGGCTTGGGCCAAAGGGGCAGACCTCGACAATCTGGCCGCCAACTGGAATGTGAAGCGCCTCACCATTCAGCCAGGTGACCCGACCGCCACCCCGCCGGTGCCAGAAATCAAGGAAGATGACGAAGCCCTCAGCCTGCGCGCCCTGATGGCGTGGGATGGCCTCAGCGTGGCAGGCCCGACGGGCGCCTATGAATATTTTGCCCTCTCGGCAGATGGCAAGGTGGCGGATGCCAAAGGCTCCAGCCCATCCCCTGCCCAGGCACTGGTCACTATTCTCAGCACTGAGGGCAACGGTACCGCCGATGCCACCCTGATCGCCAAGGTCACCGCCGCCCTGAACGGCGAAAACGTCAGGCCGGTGGCCGACCGGCTCACCGTGCAAAGTGCCGGCATCATCAACTACACCATCAACGCCCAGTTGCACATCGACAGCCAGGGCGCAGAAGCAGACGTGATCCTGCAAGCGGCCCGCGACAGTCTGGCCGCCTTCATCAACCCCCGCCGCCGGATCGGGGTCGAAGTGCCCCGATCTGCTATTGATGCAGCCCTCCATGTGCAGGGGGTACGCAAGGTCAACCTGATCAGCTGGGCAGACATCACCCCCAGCGCCACCCAGGCCGCCTACTGCACCGGCTTCACCGTGGAGCGGGCACCATGAGCCCCCTGTTGCCGCCCAGCACCAGCAGAGCAGAACGCAATCTGGCCACCACAGGGGCGCAGGCCCAACAACTGCCGATCCCGTTGCGCACCCTCTGGTCACCCTGGACTTGTCCCGCCCACCTGCTGCCCTATCTGGCCGCCAGCTGGAGCGTCGACCGCTGGGATGACAAATGGCCAGAGGCCACCAAGCGCCAGGTGATCGCCAACAGCTACTTCGTCCACAGCCGCAAGGGCACCATCGGCGCCATTCGTCGGGTGGTCGAACCCCTCGGCTATCTGATCCGGGTGCTCGAATGGTGGCAAGAAACCCCGGCCGCTACCCCGGGTACCTTCAAGCTCGACATTGGTGTGCTCGATACCGGCATCACCGAGGCCATGTACCAGGAGCTGGAACGGCTGATCGCCGATGCCAAACCCATGACCCGCCATCTGACCGGCCTTGCCATCAGCATGGAAACCCGTGGCCCGCTCTATCTGGGCGCAGCCTGCTACCTGGGCGATGAACTGACCATCTACCCATACAGCCCAGAGGCCATTGAGATCCGTGGCCAGCACTGGCACGGCGGCATCACTCACACCCTCGACACCTTGACCATTCAACCGCAACAGACAGGAGGTGCCAGTTAATGAGCGCCATCTATTTCGCCATCCCCACCGATGCCGGGCAGGCCAAAATTGCCAACGCCATCGCCCTGGGCATCCCGTTGAAAATCACCCACATGGCCGTCGGTGATGGCAATGGCCAACCGGTCACACCCAACGCAGCCCAAACTGCACTGGTCAGGGAGAAACGCCGCGCCCCGCTCAACACCCTGTTTCAAGATCCCTTGAACCAGGCACAACTGGTGGCCGAGCAAATCATCCCGGAAGACGTCGGCGACTGGTGGATCCGTGAGGTTGGTATCTTCTCCGAAGACGGCACCCTGATTGCCGTCGCCAACTGCCCGGATACCTACAAGCCGTTGCTCAGCAGTGGCGCAGGCCGCACCCAGGTCATCCGTCTGGTGCTGGTCGTCAGCGACACCAGCGCGGTCGAGCTCAAGATTGACCCGTCCGTGGTGCTTGCCACCCGTAAATTTGTCGATGATGTGATGAAGTCGCATCGGGAAAGCCGCGACCATCCAGCAGGAAACCAGACGGAGAAAGGGCTACTCAGGCTGGCAACACAAAGTGAAGCCGTGGCGGGGTTGCTGGATTCGGTTGCCGTAGCCCCAAAGGAAATGAAGGCGGCGATGGAGGCGTTGTTAGACATTGTCGCCCCTGTGGGATATCCAATCCCATGGGTGAGCCCCACCCCGCCAAACTCTCGGTTCTTGCTCGCTCAGGGACAAGCCTTCGATAAAATTGCGTACCCAAAACTAGCTACTCTCTGGCCGGCAGGTGTAGTCCCATTCGATATGCGCGGTGAATTTCAAAGGGGTTGGGATAATGGGCGAGGGATAGACCCTGGTAGAACATTACTTTCAGGACAAAGTGCAGACATCCAATCACATAATCACTCTTGGTTGCACCGATCATTTTCTGCCGTCGGTTCTAACAGCTCGCCACCAGGGCCTGAGTCAAGAGGACCAGGTTATAGCGGGTCAGACTTAGGTGGGAGTGCATTAGCAACAGGAACGTCTGGGGGCAGTGAAACCAGACCGAGAAATATTGCATTCAATTACATAGTAAGGGCTGCGTAATGAACCAGAACGACCCCCGAGTTACTTGGGATGATAACGGTTGGGCTGCCAACGATGGTTGGGCCTCAGCCCACTGCATTAACAACATAGCAGGTGAATATTCTGGCTTATGTGATGTATGGGTATCTGCCGGTACAGGTCTGCCAGCTGGTGCGTATCTAGATCCCCCTCCTGCTGAAGAGCATGGAAAAGTGATTGTTCGCATTGCCGAAGGGTGGTGCCATCGAGAAGATCACCGAGGTATCACGGCATACCAAAAGTTAAGCAGAGTGCCGTCAGTCATAACAGAGATTGGCGTCATCCCAGATAATCTGACTCTGCAGGAACCGCAGTCACCGTTTGATATCTGGGACGACCAGACCGGCACCTGGGTAAAAAACGCAGCGGCCGAGCAGCAGTCGATGACAGCGCAGGCACAGCAGCATAAAACAGCTCAGCTGGCAGTGGCATCCGGCATGATCGCCACCCTACAAGATGCCGTCGATCTCGCCATGGCTACACCAGAGGAAGAAGCCAGTTTGCTCGACTGGAAACGCTACCGGGTGATGCTAACCAGAATTGATGTGTCAGCGCATCCGATTACTTGGCCAATATCGCCGGCCACAGCCTGACCAACACCCCGCCCAGTGCGGGGTGTTTCGTTACTGCCGCTCATCAATCCCTTGTCACCGCTTCGCCATTGTGTAACGCCATTACACAATGGCAGTCGCTCGCCTGTCATCCCCTGCCCCTGCATCCTGACCCTGCTCGCATCACATGCACCAAGCTCCGTCCGGACAACAGGAGAACCTATGGCACTGGACCAATTTCACCACGGCGTGCGCGTCGTGGAAATCAACGAGGGCACCCGCACCATCCGCACCGTCGCCACGGCGGTGATCGGCATGGTCTGCACCAGCGCCGATGCTGATGCTGCCTACTTCCCTCTCGACAAACCCGTACTGATTGCCAACCTGCCAGCAGCCATCGCCAAAGCAGGCAGCAACGGCAACCTCAAAAAGTCGCTGCAAACCATCTATGACACCGTCAACACCATCGTCATCGCCGTGCGCGTAGCTGACGGCGCTGATGCAGCCGAACTGACCAGCAACATCATCGGCACCATCAAGCCCGATGGCAGCTACACCGGCCTCAAAGCGTTGGAACGGGCCGCCCCGGTCACCACCGTCAAACCGCGCATTATCTGCGTGCCGGACAACTGCACCCTGCCGGTGGCCACCGCCCTTGCTGGCATGGCCAAGAAACTGCGCGCCTTTGCCTACGTGCCGACCATCGCCGAAACCGTCGAGGCTGCGCTGGCCTATCGTGAAAACTTCGCAAGCCGCGAGCTGATGCCGATCCATGGTGACTGGACGGCGTGGGACGTAGCAGCGAATGCCAGCGTCAAGCTCGATGCCTGCCTCAAGGCCGCCGCTATGCGGGCCCTTATCGACAAAGAGATCGGCTGGCACAAGACCCTGTCGAACGTCGGTGTGACCGGGGTCGATGGCATGACCAAATCCCTGTTCTGGGATCTGCAAGACCCTGACACCGAGGTCGGCCTGCTCAACGCCAACGAGGTCACCGCCCTGATCCAGACCAACGGGTTCCGCTACTGGGGCAACCGTACCTGCTCTGACGATCCCCTGTTCTGCTTCGAGAACTACACCCGCACCGCCCAGGTGCTGGCCGACACCATCGCCGACGCACACATGTGGGCCGTCGATAAGCCCATGACCCCCACCCTGGTGAAAGACATCATCGAGGGCATCAAGGCAAAGGGCCGCGAACTGGTGACCGGCGGGTACCTGCTCGGTTTTGACTGCTGGTACAACGAGGAGCTCAACGACAAAGACACCCTCAAGGCTGGCAAGCTGCGCATCGATTACAACTACACACCGGTACCGCCGCTTGAAGACCTCGGCTTCCAGCAGCGCATCACCGACTCCTACCTCATCGACTTCAGCGCCCGCGTCGCGGCTGCAGCATAAGGAGCCACCATGGCACTGCCAAGAAAAGTAAAACAGCTGAACGTGTTCACCGACGGCACCAACTGGATTGGTGAAGCGGAAGACTTCACCTTTGCCAAGCTCTCCCGCAAGTTAGAGGCTTATCGCGGCGGCGGCATGGGCGGCGCAGTCAACATCGACATGGGGCTGGATGACAGCGCCCTCGATACCTCTTTCACCATGGGCGGCTACAGCGCAGACATCCTTGGCAAGATGGGCAACGGCAAGATCGACGGGATCTCTCTTCGCTTTGCCGGCTCCATCCAGCGGGATGACGTCGTCGGCGTGGAGGCCATCGAAGTGTTCACCCGAGGCCGCTTCAAAGAGATCGACTGGGGCACTGCCAAGGTTGGCGACAACAGCCAGGCCAAGGTCAGCATGGTCAACACCTACTACAAGGTGACCATTAACGGAGCCGTCATCCACGAAATCGACCTGCTCAACATGATCGAGATCGGCCCCGATGGCGTCGACCGCATGGCCGAACACCGCAAAGCCATCGGCCTCTAACCCACCCAACAACCCAACGGGCGGCCAACAGCCGCCCTCACCACATCAACATCAGGAACAAACACCATGGAAAACAAGCCCGTAACTCTCGACACCCCGATTCAGCGCGGCGACACCACCATCACCGACTTGCAGTTGCGCAAGCCCCAATCTGGTGAACTGCGCGGCCTCAACCTAGCCGACGTCCTACAGATGGACGTCAACGCCCTCACCAAACTGCTGCCCCGCATCACCACCCCAAGCCTGACTGAAGCAGAGGTTTGCAACCTGGACCCGGCTGACCTGCTGCAGCTGGGTAGCAAGGTGACCGGTTTTTTGATGACGAAGAAAATGGGTTACCTGGCTGCGTAGACGACCTGATGGCAGAAATTGCCATCATCGCCCACTGGCCGCCATCCGAGATGGCGGCCATGGAAATCAGCGAGCTGATGGGCTGGCACCAACGCCTCGTTGAGACTCACAACCGCATCAACGGGGCAGAAGAACAATGAACCCACTCAAACTTCAAATCCTGCTAGAGGGGGTTAACAAGATCACCGCCCCCCTCAAAGCAGCCAGCGGCCAGAGCCGCATGACAGCTCAAGACCTGCTCGCCACCAAGAAGCGCATCAAAGAGCTGGAAACCCAGAGCGGCCAGATTGATGGTTATCGCACCCTGGGCCGCCAGATTGGCGCCACCAGGGCAGAGCTTGTAAAAGCCCAACGTGAAGTTGTGCAACTATCCCTTGGCATGGCATCAGTCGAACAACCGACCAAAGCCATGACCCGTGCCATGGAAAAAGCCAAGCAGGCGGCCGGCGCTCTTGAACAAAAAGAGCGTGAAATGGTTTCACGCTATGGGCGCATGAAACAAGGCCTGACGGAAGCTGGCATAAACACCAAGCAACTCAGCGGGCACCAGCGCCAACTTAGAACTGATCTGGCTGCCGCCAACGGCCAGCTCGACCAGCAGCGCGCCAAGCTGGGCCAACTGGCTGACCAGCAAAAACGCCTCAACCAGGTCAAAGCCAACTACCGCCAGACCCAAGAACTGCGCGGCCAAATAGCGGGCCACGGCGCCACCGCTATCGCAGCCGGTACCGCCATCGGCATGCCTGTTTACAGCGCTATCAAAGAGTATTCCGGCTTTGAAGATGCCATGAAGGGCGTGGCCAAACAGGTCGATGGCGCCAGAACCGATTCCGGCGAGCTGACCTCCGTTTACTACGACATGGCCAAAGAGATAAAGGCCATTTCAGAAGAGATCCCCCAACTCAATGGCGCAATCGACATCGCAGCCCTGGTCGAAGGGGCCGCCCGCATGGGGGTGCAGGGCAAAGACAACCTGCTCAACTTCGCCAGAACTGCCGCCAAGGCGGCCACCGCCTTTGAACTGCCGGCCGGTCAGCTGGCCGAAGACATGGGCAAGATTGCCAACCTCTACAAGATCCCCATCAGCAACATCGAACAGCTCGGCGATGCCATCAACTACCTCGACGACAACGCCCAATCCAAGGGGGCAGACATCATCGACGTGCTGCAACGTCTGGGGGGCGTTGCCGACAAGCTCGATTACCGGAAGGCTGCCGCTATCGGCTCGACGTTCCTCAGCCTGGGGGCTGCGCCGGAGATCGCCGCCAGTGCCACCAACGCCATGGTGCGAGAGCTGGGCGTGGCAACGATGCAGAGCAAGCGCTTCCAGACAGGCATCAAGGCGATCGGTCTGAAATCGGCTGACGTCGAGAAAGCTATGACCACCGATGCCATGGGCACCATCATCAAGGTGCTGGAGAAAATCAAAAAGCTCAAAGCCGAAGACCAGCTCAGGGTCACCACCCAGATATTCGGCAAGGAATACGGCAAAGATGCGGCCAAGCTCTCCAACAACCTGGATGAACTCTATCGCCAGTTGAAACTGGTGAATGCCGAGAAGTCTAGGGGGTCAATGCAACGTGAGTCCGACATAGACAAAGACTCGCTCTCATCCCAATGGCTGATCCTGCAGGCCGGGATAAAGAACGTAAAGGCGGGTCTTGGCGAGTTGCTGCGCGGCTCCCTGATGGACATCATCAAATACACCAAAGAGATCGTTGTCAGCATCCGCCACTGGGTGGAAGAAAACCCAGAGCTGGCCAACACCCTGGTCAGGATTGCGGCAGTGACATCCATCATCGCCATTGCACTGGGCGGGTTGTCGTTGACCATCGCAGGCCTGCTTGGGCCACTGGCCATCATGAAGCTCATCTTCGGGGTGCTGGGGGTCACCTTTGGCGGCATGCTGGGTGCGATAGGGGCACTCCTTGCCCCATTGGCTGCCCTTGGCGCTCTGGGCATTGCCATCATCAAGTTCTGGCAGCCCATCAGCGCATTTTTCAGCGGGCTATGGCAAGGCATCATGACTGGGCTTGCTCCCGTTTTTGAGGCGTTCAAGCCGTTCGCCCCACTGATTGATGGCATCGGTACCGGAGTTAAAGCGCTATCGGGTTGGTTTGGTGACCTGCTCGAACCACTCAAATTTTCCAAGGAGACACTGGAAGGATTCGGCAGCGCTGGCCAGTTCGTCGGCCGTATCCTGGGCGAAGCCTTCAATCTGGCACTGACCCCGCTCAAGGCCTTCCTGAAAGGGATCGAATGGCTACTCGAATCCCTTGGGATTTTAGAAGCCAAGAAGCTGCCGAGCTTCCAGATGCCTGCGCCGACACCATCAACACCGGGTTACCTGAATGGGAGCTTCGGCACGCCGGCACTCTCTGGCGGGTACAGCTACGGCCCTCGCATCGTGCAGACTGCAAAGCCAGTTGCTGCCAGAGGGGCATCTTCAAACACCCAGATCAACGCCCCGATCAACATAGTTCAGCAACCGGGACAATCCGCCACAGAGGTGGCTCAGGAAGTAAGCCGCGAACTGGACAAGCGCGCACGGCAGGCCGCCGCACGTGGGCGCGCTACTCTTGGCGATCGCAACTAAGGAGCAAACACCATGATGATGACCCTGGGCTGGTTCGTGTTTATGCGCTCGACCGTCGCCCCACAATCCCAACAAGACGAATGGGCATGGCGCCACCCCGGCAATAACCGGGTCGGTGCTCGTCCAGCTTACCAATTCCTCGGCCCCGATGATGAAACCAGCACCCTGAGCGGGGTGCTGCTGCCCGAGGTGACTGGCGGCCCCGTCTCCCTCGACATGCTGCGCCAGATGGGCGACAGCGGCGAAGCCTTCCCACTGATCCAGGGCGATGGCGTCATGCGCGGGTCATTCGTGATAGAGGGCATCAGTACCACCCGTACCGAGTTTTTCGACGATGGCGCAGCCCGCAAGATTGAATTCAGCATCAAGCTCAAGCGGGTCGATGATAACGACAGCTCTCTCGGCAACACTCTGCTGGGCCGCACCGCTGGCAACCTGCTCGGCCGCCTGGATGTGGGCAAACTGATCGGCAGTGTCGGCAACAAACTAGGGGGGCTGTTCTGATGGGTGCCTTAGACCAGTTCGGCAGTCGCCTGGCAGAGAACTTAGGTATCACCAACCCGCTCGACGCCATGCGCCAAGGTCATCCGGTACCGGCTTACCAGGTATTGGTCGATGACCGTGACATCTCGGCAGCCATTCGCCCGCGCCTGATGTCGATGACCATCACCGACAACCGGGGCTTCACCGCCGACACCATCGAAATAACACTCGATGACAGCGACGGTCAGCTCGACATGCCACGCCGTGGGGCGACCCTGCGCGGCCTCATCGGCTGGCAGGGCAGCGCCCTGGTCGACAAGGGCACCTTCAAAATTGACGAAGTGGAGCACGGTGGGGCCCCTGATGTGCTCACCATCCGGGGCAAATCGGCAGACCTGCGCGGCGGCATGAACAAACTGCGCGAGCGCAGCTGGCACCAGACCACCGTCAGCAGCATCGTCGAACAGATCGCCGCCCCCTACCAGCTCACACCCTGCGTGGGTGACTCGCTCAAAGGACAGCTAATCGACCACATTGACCAGACCAACGAAAGCGATCTGGCCTTCCTCACCCGCCTGGCGGGTCAGTGTGATGCCATCGTCACCGTCAAGTCTGGCCGCCTGATGTTCATCAAGGCAGGTCAGGGCACCACCGCCAGTGGCCAGCCCCTGCCGGCCATCACCATCACCCGCCAAGATGGCGATCAGCACCGCTTCTCGGTAGCCGACCGTGACGCTTACACAGGTGTCATCGCCTACTGGCAAGACAACAAGGCCGCCGAGAAAAAGAAAATAGATGTGAAGCGCAAGAAGAAGACCAAGCCGAAGCCGGAAAGGCCCCTGCCGCCGGGCGTGGTCGTCAACAAGAAGGAACACGAACTGCTGGTCGGCGACAGCGAGAACGTCAAAGAGCTGCGCCATGTTTACGCCAACCAGACCAACGCCATGCGGGCCGCTCGGGCAGAATGGGAAAAGCTGCAGCGTGGGGTGGCCGAGTTTGACATCACCCTGGCCAAAGGCCGCCCCGAACTCTACCCAGAACAACCCACCACCGTCAGGGGCTTCAAACCCGACATCGACGCCGCCCCATGGCTGCTCACCCAGGTGGTGCACGACCTCACCAATCAGGGCTACACCAACCGCGTACAACTCGAAGTGAAGCTGGAAGAACTACCGGAATAA